TTTCAGTATTAAATGACTTAATTATAAAATGTTGCTGCACTTGTTAATTCACCCATTTATAAGTTCTTTTAGTTTTAATTTGCTTAATTGTATTTCGATCGACATTATATTCTCTTGCTAATGCCCTTTGGCTTGATTCGCTAGTTCTTATGTCTCGTATTTGCTGAGGATTGAATTTTGCGTCCGTTCTTAATTGATTCTTATAAGCATGTTCAATGTTTTGGCTACGAGTGCAATATTCCAAGTTATATACGCTATTATTAGTTTTTACACCATCAATGTGATTTACATCTGTGTAATTATGTGGCTTTCTTAAAAAGGCTTCGGCTACTAACCTATGAACTCTTACTGTTTTAGCTTTGTGTTCTTTATTTAAAGTGACAGTAGGATATCCGTTTCTATCAATTTTAAGTTTTAAACTTTTGCCTTTTATTACCCGCGTGCTTTTTAGGCCGTTTTTAATTACCCTTGTTAAGCTACAGACATGACCAAAAGTGTTTACCTCATACATTCCTTCATAGCCTTTAATAGGCTTCCATATTGAACTACTGCTCATTTTGCATATCTTTTAAAGCTTTAATACACTTGGCATAACTTGCCTTTTCTTTGGTGTCAATTACATTTTGTATTTGCTGCTTAAGTCGGAAATCTATATCCGACCCAACCCACTCGAATAACTCTTTAAGTTCCGTTAATTCATCCTGAACGGCAATAGGTCTAAATTCCTCAGCATTGTAAATATCGGCGGCAATACCTATTTCGGATGCACACTTTTTTAGAGCGTCCGTCGCGGCTGACTTTAAATCATTACCAACGCTTAACGGAATCTCAGTACCCTTACGGAATATTATATCTTTATTTCCGTACTGCATTTTAACAATAGTCCTACCATTCGTTCGACAAGTTAATCGGCCTTTAACTACTATTTCCTTGGCTTCGATTAGTATTTTTTCTTCGACTATTTCAAAGTCCCAATCCCAACCAAACATTAAGTTAAGGACTTTCTTTACATATCCCCCGCTTACATAATTCCAAGTACCACCGCCTTTAGCTGGACGCTGTTTAACGTATTGCGCTGGAGTTGATTTTAAAAGGTGCTTTAATTGGTTAGCGTTTAGGGAATTACTTTCTACCATGGATAGATCGCTTTCCTTTACTAGGGATAGTTGCCTTTTGTCCGTACTCATTTCTTGTTTCGGTTTAAAATTATCATTTGTTGCGGGATGTCGATGTCTAGCATTAGGATATGATCTTCTAATTGCTCCAATGCTCTAAGGTTTTCCGCTTCCTGGTGGTGTCCTTCTTCTAGCTTTTCGAGGATTTGAATCCTACGGAGGTAAAGTCGGTTTAAGTCCGTGAGCATCTTTGTAACGGTGTCAAGGCTTTCGTAAATAGACCTTTGCTTTGTGGTGTCGCGCATTTGTTTTGGCTTTAAATTATACGCAAATATAAAACAATTATTTTAGATTAAAGCATAGAAACAAAAAAACCGCTACTATTTCTAGCAACGGTTCTAAACCAAAACACTCGGATCACCACAACCCTGAGAATACGCAAATGTAATATAGTTTCCTACTTTTTAGCTTTTATCTTTTCAAGCCCTCTAGATCCAAAGTAACTTATTATCATGACTATCCAAACCTCCTTATACATTTCTAGGTAGGCGTCGCTTATTGTAAAGCCTTCTAAGGAACTATCTAAAGCCCCGAATATGAATACCGCCAACGTAACAAATAGAACTAGAAACGGCCTTGTAAGTCTTGTAATAGGTGCTTCACTATCCGCTACCCATCGCTTAGTAATTTCACGCTCAAATTCCGCCTTTTCCTCGGCCTTTTCTTGTCCAGTATGTATGAACTGTCCAACCCCATCGGCAACTTGCTCTACTATGCCTTTATCGCCTTTACCTAATAACCAACTAGCCCAACCTCCCATAACTTAATGATTTCTTTTTTGTTGCATTTCAACCTCAGCCAATTCCTTGAGCTTTTCTAATAAGTCCGCGCTTCGATTAATCTGATCGCGCAAAGAAAGGTTTTGATTTTTCCACTCGGATAGAATACCATTCATAGGTTTAACCTCCCTTTGTAAGTCTATTAAACTTTGTGTGATTGCCGTGTTACTTGCTTTATAGTCCTCTATTAAACGATCAACCCGCGTTTCATGGGCTTCTATTAATTCTCGGACTTCTTGCCTATGCGTTTCGGTTTTAGCGTCTATGTACTTTATCGCCCTGGGGATTCCCTGCCAAAACATAAATACTAATCCCGTGGTTGGAAATCCGTAAGTAGCTATTATTTCAAACAAATCTTGCATTACTATCTTAAAATTAACTTTTTACCAACGCGACCTAAAGCCTCGATTATCATAATGCGTAAAGTTCGGATAAGAACCCAAACCGCCCTCTTCCATTTTACCCTCGTCTATAAGCTTAGAAATAGCCGCGTGAACCTCTTTCGGGCTAAAGTCATCGCAAACAATATCAGCGGCCCATCCTTTAACGTGCTGAGACTTACCGGAACGCTTTTGTTTTAATTCCCAAAATAACGGACGGTAAGCAATGTTTATGTTTATAGGTGAATCCAAGTGATCCCGTAACACTTGGAGGTTCTTAGCAAGCTTCTTAATCCGTGGTAGTATCTCATCCTCTTCTAATCGGAAAGCCTCTAATACGCGGTCTTGCATATCAGGTGAATAAAAGTCCGAAATGATAAATTCGCGGAGTATGAAATTCTTTTCTAGTCTAGTAAGTAAGTCCGTCATTATCTTAAATTAGTAAATGATTTCACAAATCCGAAAAACTGCGCGCCTAAATAAAAGGCCAAGCCAAACCACGGATGAATTAAAGTTAGTAAAGCAACTACGGAGATTAAGCTAAGGAACTGGAAAAAATGCTCGGCATCAGTTACCCAAACTAGAACAGAACCAAATACCCATTTAGGTAATTTACCGCCCCATTCATGCTTATTAGTCCAACTCTTAGGCGTATTCCACCAATCGGGCATACCTTTAAAATTTCCTTCTTTAGCGTGTTCTGAAATCTCGCGAAAACCAGCGAATAAAAAAGCTAGGATAGCGATGTAATAAATCATTCAGCAAACCATGAATTAGTTAATACTTGCGAAGTTTTACCCTCGATAATATGCTTAGGACTAACCGCTACCGCCCACTTGTTTAAGGTAGGGTGTTTAATAGGTGTTGACCAGTTCTGAGTAGTTATAAATTTATGCTTTGCAGTTGCTTCAATATCATAATCTAAAGCGGCTTGTTCTGTGGTAAAAACGTAGTACTTCATATTAGTAGATTGAGTAGTATTCGTTTCTGTTAGCTCTAATATCTGAGGCTTCTGCCGACTTATCCGAATCAAAAGCGATAATGCTTTGCAAAGCCCCATCAATAGAATTAATACCTATGTTTGTGCCGATTGTGTTTAGGGAGAACACCCCACTTGCGCCCGCTACGGTAGAACCATAAGTTACATTATTGCTAGTTACATTTAGGTTATTACTACCATCTCTTTGCCAATCGAATAAGTACTGCGCCCCAAAAGGATTAGTCCCAAATGTTTGATTGTTATTACTGTCTATTTTAAATCTAGTTAAACCATTGAAGATTAAAATTGCATCATCATTAGCCGTTGAACCACCTAATAAACCATAGGCATTAGTTCCTGCGATATTGAAAATGGACAAGAAGTAAAACTCATCAGTTAAGGTAATTGTACTCGCTAAATCTAATTTCTGATTGGTTGCGTTAAATTTAAGCGCGGGTAATCCGTTCTCCGTGTAAAGTGTTCCCTTATCTACTATTAAAGGCTGTAAGGTAGCAGTAGTTTGATTTGCATCTGCTCCACTTCCTTGGTTGTAAAAAGTCCTTACCGCACCATCTGCTGTTTGCTGAATAGAACTAAACTCACTAATAGAAAGTGTAGGACTTCCCACGGTATTTATTCCTAAAATAGCATTACTAGAGCCACCTACAATGGTAACCGTATAAGTCCCCGCTGCGGAATAATCTATACTTTGCGTACCACCTGCATAAACTCTAACCGACCCCGAAGTATAAGAACTAATTGTAAAAGTTACCTCATACTCTATGCCCGCTTCGCTTACATCTTGCCGAATTGCAAAACCCGAAGCGGCTGTTAAATCAAAGGCTTCTGTACCCGCGTTATAAGCTACACCCGTTCCTAAAGTCCATCCCGTTGCACTCGTTATATCAGGATTAACCATAACCTCGTTTAAAAGGCCATTAACCCAAGCTGTAACCGCACCCGACAATATATCGCTAGGCTTAAAATCTGCCTCAGCATCATCGCTAGACCTTCTAACTCGTAATACATTAGGATTACCACCGAAGTCGCTTAAATCAAAAGCAGCGGTTGGTGTACCGAAAATACTTTTAAATGTAGGCGCAATAGTAATAAGGCTACGATATTGCAACCCTAATCCTAAACCTAACATTACGATAAATAATAAGCGATTGCACTTCCTGAGCTTACCGATACCGCGCTCCACCTGCCATAGTAATATCCAGCGGGTAAAGCTTTAGCCGTAAAATTATCACCCTTGCCGCAATTATTAGTCGAGGTTAATACTGATTCGTCAAGTAAATGGATTACACCAAATAAAACACCCCCCGCAGTCGGTGTTCCTGATATTTCCTTAACTCCGTTTTGGCCTAAAGTCTGGCCATTAAAATTCCTTTGCTGCGTTAAGTCGTTATCTGCCATTATATTTATGTATTTTATTCAGTTTCAAAGACAAAGATAATATTTGTAAAGTTTAAGGTGTTTAATACCAATTACCATTTAAGGCCCTTAAAAATACAACGGAATTAGCGCCGTTAATCTCTAAATCAGCGGCCCCGCGAATTAAACCCGCCGCAGGCGTTACACTAATATTATCACCAGTAGTAAAACTACCATCTAAGCGCAGTTCAATCAAACCTCCATCCATTGTTGAAGGGTCTGGTATTTCCGTATCATGTGCGCCGTTCCCGCCTGACCATGTATAAAGCACTATTGTACTATCCACATCTAAAGAGTTACTACTACCTGCACTAGCATCCACTAAAACGTAATTATTCCTTTGTCCCGTAGCCATTAAATAAGGTTGCGGTGATACTATTTGTCCGTCATCTAAAACCAGGCCTCCAAAAATATTAGGGCCAAAGTTTAAATTACCAAGTGTATTTACACCCCCAAATTTAAAAAAGCCATTAGACCCTATTGCAAAATTTGTAAGTATTGGATTTCGCTCAGTTGCTACATTGGTTCCCTCGGTGGTCACTCCTATCTTATACCATGATCCATTAACCCTATTAGACCCCGCATTAAATGAGTAATTTGTAGCAATCCATAAAGTAGAATCAAAAACAATGGCATACATATATCCTAATCCAGTCATTACAGTACCATCATAACGCTGTATTACTTGCTTTTGTATTTCTAGTCGCTGCTTAACTAATAACGCGCCTAATGCAATATCCTCACTACCATTCCCTATCCGCCAATTATTACAAGCTTCAAAGTTTCCCGCCGTTGGTTCGATTATAATACTACCCGTTTGAAGTGATCCGTCTCGGATTTCTAATTTACCATAATCGTATATTTGATTATCTGCAATATTTGTATTTGAGTTTTCAATAGTGATAATCCTAACTGTATTACCGCGATCAAAAAAAGTGCTTAAAGTGAAGTCTATTTGTCCTAACCAATTACTAGGATTAACCACGGAAAACGGAGTTATGCTAGTATAGGTATTTGGTAAGGCTGTTAATTTTTGCAGCCTATAAGTTGACATAGTAACTGTTACATTACCCGTCGCGGGTATTGGTGGTGTTTGGATTCTTTGTGTCACATTATCAGCGGGCCTTAATCGGATAGTACCTGAGTTTAATACTGGTACATTGATTAATTTATTTGCTCCGATAATTATAAATGAAGTTACGGACGTAACCCAATTGGATCCGTCAAAATAGTAATCCGTTGCGCTATTAAGGTCGTTTAGTTTTATTTGGCAAGTGAATATAGGTCTTATCCCAACGTACCCTAAAACAGCGCTAGGCCCGTAGGAAATAACATCACTAGAACTATAATCGTAATCTACCGATACATTGAAATCTGCATTAATAACAAAGGACTGAACTACATTACCAACCGCTATAATATTACCTATGCTTTGGTCGAAATATCCATATTCCTTAACCGTACTTGCGGTGTAGCCAATAGTAGGCAAACTTGCTAGATTCTCAAAATTAGACCCGTAAGCATCCATTTCTACGGATACAGATTTGAGAGCAGGAAAGTAATTAAATACATTCTTTGCTAATCTTGCCCCGTCCACATCTTGAGATATAGTTTGTCCTAGATTAATTAGCCCCGCCGTTAATTGAGTTCCGGACTTATCATAAAAAACTTGCTTTACATTTTGCGTAGCTCTCAATGGTATTTGTTCAAAAACATAATGACCATTAGCCATGTAAATACGCGATAAATACGTTTTTGCAATTTGTGTTAAAACCTCAAAGCATGATAAAAATTCCAGCTCTAAAAAATTATCATTTCTATCTACCCTCTTCACCCATGCTCTAATGTCAAAAAGCTGAGTATCTAAAGGGTCTAATAGTAGTCCGTAGGTTTGGTCATCTTCCCACCAATTAACGGACGTTACAAGATAGCTATCGCTTACCCCCCAAAAATCTGTACTTATTCCTTTACTTAAAGCATTACGGATAATATCAATAACCTTAGTATGTAGTGGCTCGGTTGTGTTTTCGGTATTGTTAAAATCGTATTTTACTGTTTGCAAATACGCTAATCCATCTAAAGCGGTAAATTGAACCACGGTAGGGTTGCTTTGATCTATAATTTGTATTTGGTCTTGTAGTAAAATCCCGCGCCAATAATCGTAATATCCTGCACCCGTATCTCTCTCAACTAATACTAAATACTGGTTGCTTTGCTGATATTCCAAAACATCGGCAATAATATCTTCGATCGATTGGCTATCCTGAATAATGTAGAAATCTAAAACACTAGGACATAAGCGGCTAGATATGTCATCGGTTGTAGGTTGATATCTTAAATCAAATAAAGATGCCTCTAAAGTTGCGGTAATTACCGACCCTGCAAAAGCATTCTCAAAAATTGTTATTCTGTAATTATCTCCAGATAAATTACCACCCTCAGCTTGTAATAATGCCCCGTATGCCATATTAAAATCCTCTTTCTCGTATTCTGTTTATCTCGCTTCTTTCGTTGCTTAAAACTATGTCATTTCCTTTTATTCGACCCGTAACATTGATATTCATGTTCTTATTACTAGATCCACTTGCACCGCTTAAATTACTAGTACTTAATCCAAGTCCTGACATATTCCCAAATCCAGCCGTAAACAATTGGCTAAAAGTCGCGCCTTTCGCTAATCCAAAACCGCCCATTCCAAAACTAGCCATAATAACCGACAAAGCAAAGGCCGCAGCAGCCGCCGCTAGTAGTTGCTTAATTACATCTTCTAGCATTTTCCCTAGTACATCTCCAAAGTCGGCCCCTTCGTCCATGCTTTGACGGAAAGCATTAGTTAAAGATGCACCAAAAAACATAGATGCGCTTGAAAGGTTTTGTAAGTCCGTTTGTCTCTTTGCGAAAAATTCAGCACTTGCCGCATCTAGGTTTTGAATACCCGCCAAATCTTGATCTATAAAGGCTTGTAATCCTGCTAAATCTTCGGGTGTTACGTTTGCTAGTGCATTACCTGGGCCTGTTATTGTTCCGTTGTTTAAACCTACTAAACCAGCATCTAAACGCATTAGCTTTTCTTGGGCTAAAGTTGCTTTTTTCAATGCGTCCTCAACCGATAGAATTGCTTTCGCCTCCTTTTCCGTTTCCGTGTTTTTGGTTTGCATTTCCTTTATCACTTTAGGTAAAGCGTCTAAAGTCTTTTGCAATCCTTCTATATATCCTTTTTGAGCTATTAAGCGACTTTTATCGCCTCCTAGCTTCATTCCTTCAATTGCCTTTAATCCTTCTTTAGCCTTTGCTAAATCTTGACTAATTACTAAAAAAGCACGACTTTGTGCATATTTATCACCAGAGTCTATTAAGGCTTGTATTTGATTTCGGGCATCATTTGAACCCGACTCCATAGCCTTATTAAAAGTTTCGCCCGCCTCAGCGGTTAATGATCCGACTTCAATAAGGTTTTGTAAAGCCTTTAAAAAGTCTGGCAAATCTGATAAAAACCCGCCAGCTTCATTAATAAGCTTTTTACCTATTGAAATTTTAAGGTTATCAAATTCAGCGGCTAATCGTTGTACCTCATCGGCTGAACTTTTAACCTCTTCGCCCATCTTGCCCATTTCCTCCTGAGCAATACGGCCTACAATTTCTGTAATATCTCCAACGGTAGCAGATTCTACTCCCACCCCTTTTAACTCTTCGCGTAATCTAACCGCACTAATACCCAAGTTATCGAGAATAAGTGGAGATTTTCTACCAATACCCGTTACAATAGAGTTAACTAAGTAATCTACGCTTTCGCCCGTTTCTTTAGCCCTGCGTCTTGCAAACTCGAATAAGCTTGCTAACTTTTCAACAGGTATTTGAAAGTTTGAGGCTTGTACAGCCGCCTTCATTAAATCTAATTGGCTTACCGTCCCCGCCGTGGCTTTTTGCAAGTCGTCAAAAACCTTCTTACTGCCAATACGATTAAATGCGTTTTCAATACCTTCTAGGCTTGCGGCCATTAAAAAGGATTCCTTAGCAAATGCGGCAATAGCTTGAACGGAGAAAGCCGCTGCCATGCTATAAGCGATATTATTTAATCCAGTAGTCCAAGATGACTCAACTTTAGCACTAGATTGTTTTGCGCTACTTTCGACTCCCTTATTAGTTTTATCAAACTTGCCTCCTAAATCTTTGAGCGCCTTATCTAACTTGGTTAGAGTTGCTCCGATGTCTACGTTTAAATCGCCCGTTGTATTTGCCATTTTACTTATTAGTTTTATTCAGCTTTGCCGCTAAAGTCCTTAGCCTTTCGTGTACTTCGTTATCTTGGTGAATTACTTTAGGTTTTAAAGCGTCAATTATTGGTAATCTACGGATGTCCTCAGGTTTCTTTGGCCCCTTATTAGTATTGACCTTTATTGTAATAAAAATAAGGTCTCTTATCCGTTCCCATTGCCTTTCCTCGCGAAGTAAAAAGCCGCGATAAAGTCTATCAAACTCTCGCGGCTTCATCTCAAAATAATCCCTCTCTCGCAAACTTATCTCCGCTGCTAAATCTAGCAGGTCGTCAAAGTATATTTCTACTTTTTCGGATACACTTTTTTTTTATCACTATCTACCCTATCCTCTTTGTGAGGTTTTGGCATTGCGTCGTGGGTCTCTGTTAAAATAACAATTGCAACCTCTGGACTATTTACAAGCTCCTTTAAAATATCTTCCTCGGATAAATCAAAGTCTTTATTAGAAGATTTCAAGCAAGCAAAACAAAGTCGGGCTAATTTCTTATGAGTAGAAATTTTAGCCTCGTTTTTACCTTGCATCACCTCGCTGATTTCGTTTAAGTCCTCAGCTACATCGCTATACTTATCCAAACCAGCAATATCACCGTATAAATGCAGAACGTAATTATTAAACTCTACATTATAGGTTTTGCCATTAATCTCTAATTGCTTCATAAATTAGGTAATAGTAATCTCAGTTACTGCACCGCTTTTTTGAAATTCGCAAGTAAAAGTACCAGCTTCGTTTTTAGCCCCGCTAAGTTCTAGGTTCATAATTAACCCGTTTAACTGATAAGCCTTGGCTCCAATACTCTCAAGTCCAAAGATTAAAGTAGCGGCGGCCTTACCCGTTGCGGCTGCAAATAAATCACTAAATGAATAAGTCGCAGCGGGATCGTAAAGACCCTCCAAAGATATAGTAGCGTCATCTTCGCCCGCTATATATTCCTTATGCCCTGCACTATCTTTAGTAGTAACATCAATCATATCAATAGACAAGCTAAAGGTATGATTGGTAGTAGCGTTAATGGTTGTACCTCCAATTTGAAGTAATACCGATGTTCCGTTAGTAACTGCCATTTCTATTTATTAAAGTTGCTCAATTTCAAGGTTAAAAGTAATAACGGCCCTTTGTTCGTTTCCATTCGGGAAAAAACCGCCCGCATCTATCACATTTTGCGTGTAAAGATAAGTATTATTAAATGTAGGTGATAAATCTAAGGTGCTTGTAACAGTTGGGTTTATCAACTCTTGCACCTTGCTAACCATGTCCTTAAAAAACTTCGCACTTCCTCCTTGGTCTAGTTGGTAGTTTACAACCTGGACTTGTAAATTACACGAACTTAAAAATCTATCCTTTGTGCTGTCATCCGAGTATTGGAAATCCCCAATATAAACGTAACCCGTTTCCACGGAATCAGGAACCACTTGATAAACGGGCCATGTAATACCCGAAACAGTCACATTATTATTTAGTAGGGCATAAACCGCCTGAGCTACTTTATTGCTAGGATCTTTCATATTTCGGGAAATAAATGTTTTACAAGGTTGTAACTCGCTTTCGGGTGATTGTCGGCAAAGTGTTCAAAGCTCCAAATATTAGTGTCCGACTTGACATCTAAAACGCAATACTTAGGAATCTCTAAAACCTCTGGACTAATCCCAATTGTAGCTAGATTTGATTGGCTAGTCATATCAAGGCCGCGATTTATTCCATCGGGCCAAAGTTTATAATTTAGTTTCTCGATTGCCTCGCGCGATATAAATCGACCCGCGCCAATAAGATTATTTGATTGTGTGGTAAGATGAAAACTACAAGCTTCTTGTTTCTTTGGTTCGCAAAATAGTAGCTTATCAACTCCAAATAGTTGTTTGCCTTCTACCATTGCCGCTAAAGCATATTCCAAATATTCGTTTGTAATAAGGTCGTCCGATCCTAATTGTAATATGTAATCAAAGTCAATATCTTTTAAAGCCATTGCGCCCGCGTTATGCTTCAATCCTAAAGGTTTATTATCACAATAGGTGTATTGATAACCAAAAGAATCAATAAGGTCTCTATCAGCCTTATTTGATACCATGCAGAAAGGAATAATTTCAATAGCATCAGGCCAATAGTTTTTAATTCTATCAATCCCTTGATGCCATATCTTTACAATATCATGCCTACCCCATATCGGAGTAAATACGACTACCTTAAATTTAGAATTTACGCCCACTTACTCGGATTGTGTTTCTTAGTTGTTTCATTAGTCGCGGCGCTTCCTCGTTTACACTTGGAAATAAAAAGGGTTTCGGTTGTAGGTTCACTTGCTTAATTCCTTGGCCTTTAAATTGGGCTGCGTATGTCTCAGGAAAACCCGCGTCTGTTAATTCGGTAAGGTTCACTTTTTTACCCGTCCCAAACTCCATGTAAGGCGCGTATTTAGCTTTTACGTTTACATTCCAAAGCAAGCCATTTGGCTTAATCTTGCGAATATTAATATCCCCGCGTAAACGTCCACCATCGACGGGTGCGCGCCTAATAGCCCCGTTGCGAACCTCTAAAGCGCTTTCTGCTAAATCATCAGCTACGGACTTATTAAGTTCTGCCCCCGCTTTTTTAAACCGTGATACAAGTGCATTAATATCTACTTGCTGAATCTTTGCCGTTATCATTTCCCCGTCGTATAAGCTAGGATTTCAACGATACTCTCATTATTGCTTAATATCCTATGGATCGTTAAAACTAAGCCTTGGTAAATTATCCGGTAATTCGTTTCGTAATTAGTAGTGTCCTCATTTCGGAACCTTAAACGAATCTTAAAGGCTCGATTATAATTCACTTGTCCAAACCTTTCGGCTCGATCTCCTGACATTTCTATTACCTCAGCATAACTAGCAAATTCCTGACTCCATGTAAGTATCTGACCACCCTGGCCATCACTTACCGCGCTTGCCGTTTCAAAGCTTACTCGGTCCCTGAATGATCCTATGTTTATACCCTTTGGCATTATATAAAGGTTTTGCGATATACGTTTAGAATCCGTTTAACATCAAAAGGCAATGCACTAATGCTAACATCTACCGCGCTATCTTGTCTATTTTCGTATAGTTCGCCCGCTAGTTTACAAATGGCATCTTTGATAGGTTCATCAATAGCATCATTAAATGCGGTATACTCGACAATGTAACCAACACCAACACTACCCGCTAGATTTAAAGCAATCGGTACTGTTATAGTCTTTTCATCCAGTCCCGTGGTGGTGAAATCAGTAGTTGCTGTTTCCGTACCATCTACCGCTACAATTTTAACTGCCGTAACCTCTGTTACTGGACTTATAGGTAGTTCTAGTTTATAGTAGTAGTTTACCACGTCCCACTCTTCAAAAGAATAGAAATACGCTTTGTAATTCTTACTAACTAAAGCTTGTTCAATGTACTTTTCAACTAATTGCCTTGCTGACTTCAAAACAGATGTAATAGTGTCGTCATCCGTATCAAATCCAATACGCAAATAGTTCTTCAGGTAAGCCGTTGTAACTGGCTCAGCCCCTGTTTCGCTTACAATCTTGTTTTGAATTAGCATCTATTTTCCTTTTACGTTTTTGCGCTTTTTTGCGGGTACTACATCCTTTGGCTTTCCTTGGTCTTTTGGCTTTTCAATCTTGGGACTTTCGATATATTCCGAAACCATTCCCAAGTCCTTTAACCATTTGCCATTATAGCTAGATGTGGTGTAAATCTCGCCCTTTGCGCGCTTGATATGATCCCTATCTAAATGAGTGCGAATAACTTTAACTTGCATATTCTTGATTTATACAAAGATAACAAAAAAGCCCCGCATGATGCGAGGCTTTAATTTATGGGAATTAACTACTAGCTAATTGCAGTAATTACGTCGGCAAATGAATCGTAGAAGATTGCATTTTGATAAGGCTTAGCTAAGGCAATTCTTTCCTCAATTACGATTGTAATTAAGTTTTTAATCGCGTTATCTTGATCTTGATCGTAGAAACGAACACTAGGAGCATCACGTTGTAACATTAACGCGGCTTTAGCCATGTTAGCTACAACTACGTCACCAGCGGTTACAGCAGTACTCAACCCTACTACAATACCATTGATAACCAAACGGCCATCAGTAGTGAAGTTAACGCGGTTTAAGTAGTTACCCGCTGACTCTTTCAATACTTGAATACCATACACATCGGCAGGATTCATTATGATAGTGTCGGCCATGTAGTTTACTTGCGCTAATGCTTCCATTGCAGCAATTAAGGCATCTACTTTTTGAGGGTTTTGCACACCTGTTAAGGTAGTACTAGCAGCGGTTAATGCACCACCAACGGTTAAACCTTCCAATTGAGTAGGAGTACCTGAGCCTGTTCCGTAAAGTAATTGTTGATCTTCTTTATCATAAAGATCTTCAATACCTTGGAAAGTAAGGAAAGCAGAAAGACCTTGTAAGTCATTTACCATTTCCTCAGATACGCGCATATTGTGGGCAATCTTACGCGCAGGAGCTGTCTTTAGGATAATATCTTTGTCAGTAGTTGGTTTAGTACCACCTTCATCAACATTATTAGCACCACCTTCACCACCTGACTGAACCACGTAGTTAATCGCGCTTCCTGTCATTGATCCCGTAGGAATAAAATTACGGATGCGTGTATTTCTACGCTCAGTTCCAAATATGCCAGGTAGATAGGCATTGTTTACTACGTTTCCAGTGGTGTTAGATCCAAAGGTCATAGTACCAGCCGCTTTCAAAGAAAACTCTTTACTCGGTGCGCCGTTTTTGAAACTACCTTTTTCAGCCCAACTTTTGAAAGCCTCTGATTCAGCTTCTAAGTTTTCGGCTAGGATTTCATGCAAACTCTTAACAATAGAGTTTTTAGCGTTCATTCCCGATTTCTCTAAAGTCTTTAGTTTGGTTTCAACCGCATCTAATTGCTTTTGACGCTCACCGCCTTCTTCTTTTACCTTGCCGGTATAATCAGATAACTGTCTTTCAAGTTCTGATTTAAGTTCCTTTAAACGTCCCTCGTTTTTTTCGGTTACGTTCTTTTCGATTTCAGAGATTTTGTCTTTAAGACCGCTCTCCATGCTTTTTAATTGATCGTTGATTTCCACGATAATAAAATTTAAGTTAGACTAATTGTGTATAGAGTGAGCGGCTTATCTTGTTTTGGAGTGACTTTCATCGGCTCTTTAATAAGTGCTTCGTATTTACTTTTGATTCTTGTTAGCTCGATTTCTAATAGGGTAAAGGTTTCGTCCGTTAATCCTTGGCCTTTACTAATTACCCTTGTAACTTTATCCATGCGAGTAGATAAGTCGGCTAACATCTTGACTTTGTCCTCGCTTTTAATTTCGCTTATTGGCGTTTCGGAATTAGCCCCAAACACTAAAACGGAACCCTCCATAAGTTTTACTTCTCGGACTTCGTTATATTGCGCTTGGTCATTCCATTGCTCTTTATCCCAAATCCTGCGATAACCAATTGAATGCTCATTTAAAAGACCTTCCTGAATCTGAATTAAGGTATCTCTACCATCCGCGCTCTGGCTCATCTTGGCCACATAGCGCAAACCTTTGTTATCCTCCTCTAATTCAGTAAAACGGCCTACGGGTCTATCCGTGTTATGACTGCGCAAAAATGCAATCTTTCTATTTCCAGATGACAATGGCCCGCGCTCTTGGATTGACTTAGCAAAGGCCCCACGCATCAACATATCCTGATCGCTGTCGACTACATCCCATGCAGATAAATAGCCGCTTACCGTGTTTTTGGTAAGGTCTATATCTACAATCTGGTTTTCGCCTTTAAAGTCAAATTCCTTGAACATCAAATAATCTTTGTTAGCAAAAATACAACACTATTTTTTTGAGTGTATTTTATTTAACTTTGAAAAAAAAGGAATGAATACTAGCGCTTTAATAGAAATGTACTGCAATGAGATAAGAGCAAAGTTTTTATCTAATCGAAAAATGGGCTATCAACGAAAGGTAGCCTACTCTATTAAAAGAGTAAAGGAACTAAATGATAAATACGGCGCTAATATTAGTGATGGATTTATACTAAAAGTCCTTGACCTTCACCACCCGCCGCTATTGGAACCTGACGACGAACAAATTGCATAACGCAACGGCAATTAATTACATTCTCCGCGCTCCCTCTTGGGTCGCCTGGTTTACTTAATTCTTGTCCGTCCACGATAAAAGGCTTATCCATATCAACCATTTGACCATTAGCCTCTCTATGTGCTAATCTTTCGCGTCCGTCTAATCTTGCCGTCCATACCTTGACTAAATCTAATCCGGTACTCTTTGCAGCAAAATAAGATCCTTCGTTACTTGCTGAAAGTATTTCGGTTCGTGCTATTGTTTCTGCTCTGTATAGTGTTTTCCTCCACTCTTTCGGGATTTCAGTATTGAGTAGATTAATTGTATCGGGAATTGATAAACCGCGTTCTAAGGCTTCGCTAGTGATGTTTTGAACTATTCGCATCCATTCCTTTTGGCTCGTTCCTGTTATAGTCACAATCCTATCCCCGACATTATTAAGAATCCAGCTATCTAATTGCGTTTCCCATAAATACACAAAGCTATCAGGACTTGTAAATAAACCATCTTCCATTGGTGGGTCAAATTCCTTTTGCACTAATTCACCCGCGCTTTTTAGTTGATCCATTATTACGACCATAAATTGAACTGGAACGCGGGTGTATAAGTCATGGAATACCTTTTTAATAGGCTCCATGTTTATCTTATTACTTAGCTGCTCCACCTGTTTAGGATTGGTCATAAGCGGAATTAAAGAATAAACTTGCTGTAATTGCTCGTTTAAAGCTTTCTCAAATTCCTTTTGATAGAACCTTTCAAATACTCGCTTTTGTCTATCTATCCTTGTCCAATTTCGCCTCGCGCTGCTCATGTAAAATTTGTTTAAGGAGTTTTATTACCTCGTCAATACGGAATAGCCAAGCGCCTAATAAACGGCCTATAAGCAAAAGAAAAGCGGCTGCAAAAGAAACAAAAGCCTACAACAAACAACAAGAAGAGGAAATACTTAATCGCTTTTACATAACTATGTTTTCATGGGCGGCTAAGGCATCTATAATTTTTATAGTTTATGGCTTAGTGTTTTCGTTAGATTTATTTTTACCGAAAAATACGACTACCGAAAAAATTGAAACCATTGTGGAGTATATTACTGAGCAACCTGAAGGGGGCATAGTGCCTATTGGTGGTAAATTGCCTTTTTATCTAAATGCTGATGAAGAAAGAGAATTTGAATTTTTAGTTAAAACTGAGCAACATAACTTTCTATGCAAAAAAGATATTTTGTACTTCACTGATTTTACTGAATCTTTAACCATAAAATCTAGCCCAATATTTAACACTGTACTTTCAGCTCAAGCTACAAATACTAATCAAGAGATTACTTTATTACCCAAGATGTACGATTTTGCAAACTTGTTTCCTATAATATTAATATTGGGTTGTATTGTTTTATTTGTAGTCTTTACTACTAAACTTACTATTGATTTTGTGTTGTTGTTTTTTTTTTTTATTTGTGTTTGTTTTTTTTTTTTTTTTTTTTTTTTTTTGTATTTTTTGTTTTTGTTTTTATTTGTTTTTTTTTTTGTTTGTTTTTTTTATTTTTTTTTGTTTGTTTTTATGTATGTATGTATGTATGTATGTATGTATGTATGTATGTATGTATGTATGTATGTATGTATGTATGTATGTATGTATGTATGTATGTATGTATGTATGTATGTATGTATGTATGTATGTATGTATGTATGTATGTATGTATGTATGTATGTATGTATGTATGTATGTATGTAT